CGTGACGGATACGGCCCCAATGCCGCGAATTCAACACCATCTACTTCCTCTTTCGTGTATTCGTACCAATCCTCGGGAGAGCCAAAAGTTTCGCGCCCAAACCACCTTTCCAAGTGCCACCGATCGAATGGCATATTCTTGGGTTCCCACCTGTATTGCCCGACTGTTTGATAGTGATTCCCGTGAGCATCAAGATCAGTCCATTCACCGCCTATCAGGGTCAGTCTTGACCATCCCCAAACGACACGGTACATGGGTTCCCCGTAGAAATTCAGACCCCCGACTATGGCAGCGAGGGCCTGAATTTCCTTGGGAGCGTCCTTGGTTTCTCTGCCCGTCCTGATCCTCAGACCCTCATCATCGTAGAAACGCTCCCTATCGCCATGAAAGCGAATAAGTTGCGATCTCGTCGCGGGATCTTTGGACCGAATTTCAGGCAAATCACCCAAGAATCAACCTCCGTCAGGTTAAGGATACCCAACCGGCTTGGCCAGATTCTCGATGAAAGTCCCAACACGCGGGCTGTCGGTCCAGACCTGGAAGCTGGTCACGATGTAGAAGATCATCGCGGCATCCAAGCCACCATCCACTGAGTTATAGAGGGGATAAACGGTCTGCCCCCCTACTTCATACAGGTCAATGTCTTTCGACACGGCCCTGCCCCAATGTGCCAAAGCGATGAAATCAATTCTCTCGGGATTCCAATGGACGTTGGCATGAATGGGGATACCACTCATCGTCTTTTTCCCGTTGAAGAACAGATCCACGCCCTGATTGGCGGTAGGAGTCTTGATGATCTCTGAAATCGTGATCGCCAAAGCCTCGTAGGCGTCCTCTTGCTCGACGTTCATGCAAGCATAGAGGCGGTTCCGCATCAGGATCTCTCCACCAAGAGCCTTGCGGATCTTGTTGAGAGCCAGGCGAATGACACCTGTGGTCAGGGCTGCGCTCAAGGCGTCCACACTCGGAGTGCGGATCTCAGGAAAGGTTGCCCTATCCAGATTCAGCCATGTTCCCGTGGCGGCATCGTTCTGGTGAAACGGAACACCGAAGATTCCTACAGGGGCCGGGGCGGCCACTCCATCAACAACGATCAGATCGGTAGCAATCGTTCCTGCGGGGAGCGCATCAATCGTGATTTGCGCGTTCTCGTAGTCGATGGATTGGATCTCTAAGGATCCACGATCAACAGTCAGAGCGGCGTTGAACACCTGAACCGTCTGATTGTCGTACATCAGGTTGGCAAGGTTTGGAGTCCCTAAAGTTAGGATCGGGTCGGCTTCAACCGTGATATTCGCAAGAACAGCATCACCAGCTGTTTGCAAATACCGATCCAGGAAGTTTCGGAATTGGGCCATGCAGTTGGCGGTTTCCCGCGTCACCGCATTGGCGATGGCCTTTTCCCGACTGTTCGTGCTGTATTCGATCCGCTTCGTCAACTCACACGCGAACTTAAAGTCCAGCGGAGCCAACTGCGCTACCTCATACCGCGTACCGGATCCACGGCCCAATGCTCCACCGTCAAAAGACGTTTGCCCGGCCTTACCGCCTGGCTTCATCTGGAGCGGGACACGCATATTCCGGCTTGACACTTGCTCAACATCGCCGCGCCTGGTCAGCATCGAATAGAACGTGCCTTCCCGCTCATAGAGCAAGGGAAGCCGCTCGCGCACTTTTTCGAGCTGTAGGGCGACGGTATCAGCATTTACCATTTGAGGCATGGTGTTAAGCCCTCCGTCAAATTAGGCAGCTGTCTCTATTTCGTTGCAATCTCGGAAGCTGTCAACAGTTCCTCATCCGACATTTTGCTGTAGTCCACTTTCGCGGGTGTTGGCAAAGCACCTGATGGTTGACCTGGGGGGCCTCCGGTTCCAACATCGGCCCGTGAGATTCGCTGCCTTTCCCGTTGTTTATTGGTTTGAGAAAGATACGATCCTGTCCATTCCTTGATGACCCCACGCGAAGCGTCCCCAAGGAGACTTCTCGCCCGGTTCACCACAATACTGACAATGGATTCTAGGTGTCTCTCTCCCCGGTTTCCGTTGCGGAAAGCTCTATTGAGCTGGACTTTCAGAGTACGATTGTCGGCAACTAAGCCTCGAATTTCCTGGTCAATATCGTCAATGATGCGCTGTTTGGCGCCCTTCGGCACCGAGCTATCTTTCAGCACTTTATCAACGTGAGTGGTAATCAGTTTTCGTACCCGGTTGTCAGTCTGCGCTAAGGCAGCCTGTTTGAATCCGTTGAGTTCCCTGGACTCTAAAGCCTGTTCTCTCTCCTTCAGGTTGCTCTCTCTCAGGTCGCCCTGGGGAGCTGCCCGGCCTGTGTATTCCTTACCGTTGAGTCGTCGCCACAGAACATCGACGGCTGCGATAAGGTTCTCATCCTGCGCCTTCTGTGCCTGATCGTTGAAGTGGTGCAAGATGTTTTCTGCGGCCATATTGTGAAGGTTTTGATAGGCCGTTGGATCCTGGTTGTAAACAGCTTTCCAGAATTCGGTGGCCCCTTCGGGGCCTTCCATGGCCATTTCAAAGGCTTCCTCAAAGGGCTCGATCCGCTCCGCTACTTCAAGCAGCTCCTTGGCGCTCTTTACGCCATCGGGAAGCAGCTCTTTCACTTCGCGGGCTTCGTTCACCGTTGCGAAAACCTCTCGGTAGGCCCGATCACGGTAAAACATATCCCGGATCTTTGCGCCTACACCTTCCTGTTGGAACACGGCTTTAATGTCGTCAGGAACCTCCCCTTCCGCTAAGGATTCCTCTACTTCTTCCTCGCCCTCACCGTCAGGCTTCGCAGCCTTGGGCTCGGGTTCTTCTTCCTCACCGGCCTCCGTTTCCCCTTCTTCTTCTTCTTCGGGCGCCTCGGGTGGTGGCGATTCCGGGGGTGGATCCCCCTGCTCGGTGGGTTTGGCTTTGGGCTCAGTTGGCGACTCTGGGCCGGTTAGTAAAGCCTCGTCTGATTCATTCCCACTCCCCGCACCTGGGAGCGTTTCACTTGTGTTTCCCATGATTCCTTCTCTCCCGACTTTTCCGGTTTCCCGGCGGGGTGTTCGGATCCCCGTGAGTTAGTGATTCAGGGTTTATGCTTGGGAATGGTCAACCAGGAAATTCGGGCTTTGGTCAAATCCAAAAGAACCTGGCTGACCAAAGCCCAAACAAAAGCCGATAGCGACGGCTAGGGAGATTGTAAACACAGAGGACTGATGAAAACAAGTCAGGGTTTTCCCATTTGAATGACTTTCGACTTCGATTCCTCTGTAGAGAGGTCGCGGATCCGCTCCAACTCATCGAGTAGAACCGGCACGATAAAGGCCTGATTTTGGTTGTACTCGCACTTCTCGACTTCGGCCAGGAGTTGCTTAAAATCATCATCCATGAGCATGATTTGAGGCTCTTTTGCCTCTATGGCCGCATCGCAAGCCTTGACCATCCTGCGCCACTGGCGGGCCAGCTTGGCCTTCATCTTGGGATAGTTCGTGATGTAGGTATGCTCGATGATGTTCCTGGTGATCTCCGGGTAGGTCGGGATCTTGGGGGATCCGGGGGGCTGATCCTTCGCCAAATCCGCAAGATCGTAGTCCAGGTCGATGGTAAGGACTCTTTTCATGGGATCGCAACGATAACGTCAGCCGAGGTTCCCACAAAGGCCGTGACGTTAAGCCGGTAGATCCCGGTCCTGCCAAGATCATTCCGGGCTGCGGGAGTGGCCGCGAAGTCGATGGCTGCAACCACGGAGAAGTTGACTCCCCCATCCAAAGAAACCTCAATATCGGCGGTGAAAGCCGAGAATGTACCGATGGCCTGAAAGGTAATATCGGTCATGTTCAGGCTTCCATCCTGCGGCAGAATGAAGCGGTTGGTTCCGTCCAGGCCGGTGGCCACAGCGCCTTCGATGACCTTGAAGCCCGGTACGCCTTCTCGGATGATCGGAGCAATTACGTTCTCAACCATGATTCCCCCCTAAAGTAGCACATTTCAAAAGGTGTTCACATCGTAAGTATTGGCATCGGGCTCGTTCACATCGACGCCGGTTTCTGCGTGAGCCCCCCCGCGCCGGTCCCTCGCGTGGCCCTTGGTCGTAATGGGCGTGATTTGGAATCCGGGATCGGGAAGGGCTATCAGATCGGCTACCGCTGTCACCAGGGCAGCTCCCGGAATCGTCACCGTGATTTCCTCAAGCAGAGTAATGTCGTATGGGTTCCTCGGTATGAGGGTGATGGTGACAAGGGTATCGCTCGTTCTTGCCACGGCTCCCAACGGGATATTAGGCACGATTTCGGCGTTCCATCCGGTAGCCTCTGATTGGGCAGAAACAAGTCCGTCGATGATGGCCTGTCTTTGAGCTTCAAACGCGCCGCCGGTAGCAACCCAAGTGTCGTCAGTCAGGAAAAGCAAGATCGTCCTGCCCCCGGCCCTGATTTGGCCTTCCGTTGAGGAAAAGGCGATGGTCCCGCCCACGATGGCCGTGGGAACCTGATTCACGTTGAACGTGGGAGCCGCCACTACAGGGCTTCCGCTTAAAAGGATGGCAGCGGCAGGGACCGTCGCCGTGATCGTTTCAGGAGTCGTGATATTGTAGGCCGCTGCCGCGCTGAAGGTGATCGTCACCACAGTTCCCGAAGTCCTCACCACGGCTGTCACAACCTCTTTGTCGCGCACTTCGGCGTTCCACCCTGTAGCTTCTGACTGAGCCGAAGTGAGCCCATCAAGGATGGCCTGGCGCACCGCATTGAAGGTGGCCCCGGCTGCAACCCATGTATCTCCGCTCAAGGTCAGGATAAGCTCTTGCCCTCCGTTCACGATTTGCAATTCCAGGGATGACGGAACGGTTGAACCACTGGCCCCTACGGAAGTCGGATCCACGGTGAACGTGGGGCTTCCTACTACGTCACTCTCGGCAAGAACCAAGGCGATTGGCGGCACCGTCACCGTGATCGTTTCAACAACGGAAGTTTCGTAGGTGGGTACGGCAACCAAGGTGATAGTGACCACCGTATCGCTCGTTCTCACGCATTGGCCTGGGGGAATGTTGTCTCTTACGTCCTGATTCCATCCATTCGGTTCCTGTAGGGCGGTAATGTCCGAAGTGATTTCGTCAATTATGTCTTGCCGAATACCGTCAAACTCCATCCCGTTCGGCACCCAGGTATCGCCCAAAAGAGTGATGATGATGGTTTTCCCGCCAGCGACCACTTCTGTCTCAATCAAAGTCCCACTCGGGAACACCGTTCCGCTGATCGTTGCGGTGGGGTCAACCTGAATATCGAAGGTGGGAGCCCCCACATAGGGACCGCCCGTAACAACCGCGCTGGCCGGGATCGTCGCGGTGATTGTTTCGTCAGCCGTGATGTTGTAAGCGGCCTGGGCGCTAAGGGTGATTGTGACGAGGGTATCCGAAGTCCTGACCACATCGGTAACGGGCATTTTGTCCCGTACCTCGGCGTTCCATCCCGTAGCCTCCACTTGAGCGGAAGTGAGCCCGTCAATGATGTTCTGACGGATCCCGTCGAAGGTGGGGCCTACCGCCACCCAAGTATCTTTGTTCACCGTCAGGAGTAGAGTTCTGCCCCCGTTCCGAATCTCTTGTTCAAAATCTGTCGGGACTAAATCGCCACTCGGGACGACACCCTGCGGGATAAACTCCACATCGAAGGTCGGCGTGGCGACGATGGGTACGCCGGCTAAAACCGAACTTCCCGGATTGGTGTAGGTTATTGTCTCATCAGCCGTAATGAGATAGGCGGGAGCGGCACTAAAGTCGATTCTCACGGTGGTCGCGGTACTGCGAACCACATCTGTCACAGGGATCTTGTCTCGTACTTCGGCGTTCCATCCGGTAGCCTCCGATTGCGCCGAATCAAGCCCGTCGATTATGTCCTGTCTGATGGCGTCAAAGGCAGCCCCACTGACAAATGATGTGCCGACGATATTGATAAGCATAAATTGGCCGCCGTCCCGCACCTCGAATTCGGTAAGGGGGCCAGGGTTCACATCGCCAGCCAGGCCAACGGTGTAAGCGATAAAATCGACTGTGAAGGTGGGAGTCGCCACTATGGGGCTTCCGAACGTCACCAAGGCTGACGCCGGCACCGTGACGGTGATGACTTCCTGGGCCGTAATATCGTAGGAGACAGGGGCAGTAAGGGTGATGGTGACGACGGTATCGCTTGTGCGAACCACGGCCCCCACAACCTCTAAATCACGGATTTGAGCGTTCCATCCCAAGGCTTCCGCTTGGGCTGAATTCAGACCGTCGATAATGTCCTGACGGATGCCATCGAAGGCACCCCCGGCTGCGAGCCAGGTATCGTCGGTCAGGGTGATGATGATGGTTTTGCCGCCGCCCAATACATCAAATTCGTCTATGTTGGCCGTGGCCGTTCCCGTGACTGCCGCCGTGGGAACTACGGGCGTCACTTCCAGGATTTGCAAAGCGCGAGTTCGGGTCGTGTCAAGACTGAGAGCCCCGGCCCCCCCTTCAGTCGCCCACTGACAGGAAAAGGTTTTGGCCCCACTGATACCGATTTTGGCCCGTAGCAGAGAGTTGAGCCCATTACCCTGATCTACACCATCTTTGAAAACCAGGATTTCGGCGCCTTCTAGGACACCCCCATCTGCGAAGCGAAAGGCTGCAGTCTCATCGGCTGAATCTGAAGCATCTATCGGGACTGTGCAGCTCATCAAAATGAGCCTCTCTACACCCCCAACCGTGATGCCAGCGGTCATCGCCGGTACATCGGCAAAAGCAGCCGCCGAATCTATCCCGGCAGCGGTGCTTTGCACGTTTGCGAGGATGGCTGCGGTATCGCCCGGCAGGAGTTCAATGACCTGAAAATTCCTGACCTTGCCGGTATCCAATGTCGCCGTACCGGCACCGAAATTCAGCCATTGAAGGGAGAAAGTTTGAGAGCCTGACAGGCCAGTGAGGGCGTAGTGGAATCCCGCTAGGCCGCTGCCTTCATCAATGTTATCTACCTCTGCCGAAACCTCGGGGCCTTCCAGCACTCCCCCAACGGCAAAGCGAAATATCGCAGCTCTGTTGGTGGTGTCAATATCCGCAGCGATTGGAACGCTGCCGATCAACAGAATGATCGAATCAACGCTGGCTACATTAACGACTGCGCTCATGCCGAGAACATCGGCAAACGCCCCTGGCGCGCTCTGTCCGGTGGTCAGCTCTATGTTGGCCAGAAGGTTAGGCATTAGGGTATTTCGATCACTTGCAAGTTTCTAACTCGGCCCGTATCGAGGGTCATTTCGTCGGGAGCAGCGGTGATGGTTTTCCACTGAAGCGAAAAGGTATGGGAACCGCTGATTCCCGTCAGCATATAGGTAAAACCGGATAATCCCCCGGTGTGTCCTGTGGTGCTTTGCTTGTAAACCAACGCGACAGGGCCTTCCCTGACCCCATCAACGGCAAACTGAAATTCGGCTACCCTTCTGAGAGCTAGGACCGAATCAGGTTGCATATTGGCAATCAAGATGATTCTGCTCGCTGCGCTGGCAACGATGACCGCTCCAGACGTTAAAGCCGGTACGTCAGCGAAGGCCGCTGGCGCAGTTCCAGCGGTTGAACTTTCGACATTGGCTAGGAGCGTGGGCATTATTCCTCTATTACGCCATGGGGGTGAGGGCTGATTCTCGGCCCTGCGAAAAAGTTGGCTGTCACGACATTTTCATCCCCGGTGATGATGAAAACCACGGTTGTCGTCGGCCTGGGGGCTCCCGGCTTACCCGGTGCATCGGGGTTGAGCCAGCGGATCGTCAGCGAGTCCGAAAAGATGCTTTCATTCCCGCTCGTATTCCGGGCCGTCACGCGATAGACGTAATCCTGGGTCACGAAGGTCACGGGGCCGGGCTCGGTCCACTGGATCGGATCCGGTCCCTGGGCCACGGTAGCCACTTCAACGAAGGCAGGGCAATTTGGGGGAGCCGGCACCGGATCGGTGCAATCGGCATCAGCTCGGTAAACCCCGTAATCGACCATATCGGATTCGGTGTTGGCATCCCAATAGATCGGCAGCCCGAAGGTGTGATCCACGGTCTGAGCAGACACCTGGACGAAGATCAGAAGCATAAGGATGATGATGATGGTCGCTAGGGTTCCTCGACTCATTTCTTCTCCTTTGCTGGTGCTTTGGCCGGCGGTTTTTCTGCCCTTATTTTCGCCGTTTTCTCGGCTGTCAGGAGCTTCCCGGATTCCTCGGCCTGGGCCATCGCAGCGGTCATAATCAACTGTTTCCGCTCCGCTTCCTGTTGGGCCTGTCCGATAGCTTGCTGGTGCTGCCCGGCGTGAGCCATGACGTTCATAAAGCCCATTGGTTTCTGTAATTTCGCCTTCTGACCTTCCGCAGAATTGATCCAGGTTGCACAAATAGCCAACTCGACTTCGTGAGAGTCGAAAGGGCCAACCTCCACTGAGGATTCCATGCCTTGCTCCCCTTCCATCGGCATTTCCTCGAGCAGCTGCACGATCTCGCGCCACTGTTTATCCCGGCTGGTGTCGCCGGGTATCTCCAAATCGTCCAGGCCGAGCATATCCTTGAGAAGTTTCATGTTCTCGGGATGGTGTAAAACAGCTCCAATTTCCTCGCTGCCGGATGACAGTAGCTCCATGAGGGTCCGGCGCTTTTGCACCCAAGTTTCGGGGAACTGTTCTTCCGTTTCCGAATAAACGACCACGGCGCCCTGAAGGTCATCCAGGCGAATCAAACGTGACTCGAATTCCTGGCCGAGCCCCTGCAGCGGGATCTCAATATCTTCGGCCCGGTTGTCACGGTAAACCTTGACCCCCTTCACCATGCAGTTGTCCCAAAACATTTTCATGGCGCGCCAGAAAATACCCTGTCTGCCAAGGGCCTGGTCACGACTCATGGCGTACCCTGATGCGGTGTCGATATTGGCCGCAGAACCACCCATAAGTGACGGGAAAGCACCAACTTGGAACTGGCCCATTGGGCCGGCAAGATCGTTGATATATCGGTAGGTTTCAGCCGCCAGGGGCGTCGGTTGAGGCTGGAAAAAAGCGTCCCGAACCCTGCCCGTTGGAGGGGGAGTAACCGGATAGTGACTTCCGGGCTCGGCGGTGGTGTCCTCAATGGCGTCAAAGTCCAGGACGCTATCATCGGCGTATATCGGAGGAACGCCGAATTCGATGTTTTCTACAACCAAATTGTTCAGGGTGTTGTACCGCTCTTGAATGGAAATCAAGGCGGTTCCGATGGCCGGCCTGTTCTGCCCATCACCGGGCATGACGTTCATCACCGTCCAGTGGTCATCCATGTTCTCACTTCGCGCTTCTGCAAACTGATCGGCAGCCCAAGCGCTGTAGACGCCATCGGGGAAAAGGTCGTAACACTGTTGCCGGATCGTGTCGTCGGCTATGCCCTCGAAAACAAAGGGGCGCAGCCAAACTCGATCAAAGGTAATGAGATTGGCCGAGGGAGTGCCGGCCTCGTCGTAGATGCCGCTGTAGTGGAGCCGCAGCCGCACCTGGCGCTCGTAAGTATCCTCTCCACCTGAAGGGGTTTCCTGGGAAATTTTCTCCCTGATATGGGGGTAGGTGAATTGGAGTTTCGACCTGTGAATCTCCGTTGACCAAATCAAATAAGGGAATTCATGCTGCTTGTTGCACCACATGGGGGTGCGTACTTCCAGGGCTCCGAAAATGTCCAGGACTTCCTGCCCTTTCTCGATCCGCTCCGAGCCGACTTCTTGGGGAACGGTGTAGGGCTCCGGCGACATAATATCGCCTTCATCCAAGGGGGATCCGCAACCGGGACACAGCAAATCAGTCGTCATTTCGGTGTACGGGGTCTGACCGCCACACTCGGGACAGGAATAATTCGCTTCCTCGCCAGGCATCTGCATCTGCCCCTCTGCAAACTCGGGCTGATCCTGGAAGCCAAATCTGAGGCCGTCCTGGACGTAGCGCATATAGCCGGCCACTTTCCCATCGGTCCAGGCGAAGTACGCCATTCTCTCCAAAAGGGCGCTGGCCTCATTGTTCCGCTGGATCAAACGGATGACTTCGGATCCCACCTTGGCGGTGGTCACATCTTCCGGCTGATCGGTGGACTGAGGGAACAGGCGCGTGTGGGGGTTACTCTGTGATAACACAGCGATTATGGATAATCCGAAGGCTTGATAAATATTAGTTACAAATGAATATCTGGGCATCTGATCCGAGATAAAATCACGGTTGAAAAGAGTCTCAAACGGGAATCTCCACTCCTGATCCGACTCGGCCCACCAAATGTTTTGAACGCCCTTCCAATACTCTCGGGCTTGCTTGGCCTTCTTGACTTCCTCGCGCCTGGCCGACAGCGTTTCATCCTTCATTTCCGCGATAAGGGAGCGGAGGGATTGCTTTACACCGTCGGGGATATTCTCCATGAACCGGCCATAGCCGGTTTCGCCCGGTCCCGTGAGAGCGTCAGGCGCCCCATCTTCGAGGCCTAGAGGATGGGTTGCTGTTGTGAGTCCCATCTATTCTTCCATCCCGAACAGCTTTTTGAAGGGATTTTTCTTCTTCTTCTTCTTCTTTGGTGGGATCCTTGTCGTTTCGCCAGTTACAGGATCGTAAGTTGACTCAAAACTCATTTCGGATCGGTACGCACCCATGGGCAGTTCTTCCCTCAATCGAGCCCTTCGTTTTTCGGCTCGCTCCTGGGCGCCTCGGGTTCTCCATCTTTCAATCGCTGTTGGCATTTCAGTTCCCTCTCTTTCAAATAAAACCGGCACCCGCCCCCTGGTTCTCTCCCGCTGCAAAGCTCGCGGCATCTATCTCCGTCCACCACCACCGAAAATCCTGGAAAACAAACCGCCGCCCTGGCCAGCTCCCCGTAATCGCTCTGTAATCGCAGCCCTGGCCTGTTCCTGTTGTTGGGCTCGGTTCTGAGCGAATTGGGCCAGGAAGTCGGCACCGGGCTTGCCCCCGCGCAAGAACGAACCTGGACCCATCTTTTTTCGCCGCCGCGAGGCCTTGTCACCCGCCTGACCTGCAGCCTTCCCCATCAAACCCCCGAGAGCGCCTTTTCTACCCATGTTTCCTCCCTTAGTAGCGGTGACTTCCGGGATTGTGCGAGCTGCCCTTGTTGACACCCTTGTTCCTGTTGCGGAGGGGCGCCTTCGGTTTGCTGGCGCCCTCGCCGGGATAGCTCAAGCCGTGGCGGTAGTCGTTGAAAACGTGGCCCACGAAATAGGCCATATCCTTGGCGTTCTCAAAGACTTTGACGGTGGGCTCCATGTAGCCGCCGACCATCATTCCCGTTTCGCCGCCCTTCTTTTTCTTGTCGTAGGGTTCTTCCCAAAAGCACTTGACGACGAAGCCGTTTTCCGCGTACTCGATTTCGAGCTTGTTCACCATGTAGCCCATTTTGGCGTACTCTGCGGCCTTCTCTCCGTAGGCTTCCATGGACATTTTGCTCTTGGCTTTCCCGCCTTCCATCATGCGACCATAGGCCGGATTGGCGTAGTGATCTCCCTTTTTGTTATGAGGCATTGACCTTCTCCTTTTCTTCTCTGCGACTTGCGATTTCTTTCTCGATCTCGGCAGCCCGGCCTCTGCTCTGATTCTCAAGATCCCTTCGCAGCGTGGCGTGGGTGCCTCGCTTAACCACATTTCGCGGTCCTGTTCCCTTTTCGGCCATCACATCACGCCGGAGCTTTTGGCCCCTGGCGCTAAGATCCTGCATATCGGGAGTGGCGATTTGTTGGATGCCCTTTTGGGCCAGAAGGGTGTGATTGAGCCCGGCGTTTTCCTGGCGCAACCGGACGACTTCCGCTTCCAGATAGCGAACATATCGGGAACGGAAAATGTCGAGAAAGCCGTTGACGATTTCCAGTAGCCTCATGGCTAACTGGCCTTCTTCTTGGTGGCTTTTTTCTTGTTGTTTTTCTTTTTGGCTGCCTTCTTTTTCCCTGGCTCCCAGGTGTCCAGGTCGCACACGCAGCCCAATCTCTCTCCGATGATTACCCGGAACAGCTCAGAGCGCATCCTGCCGAAAATGTCCTCTGCACCGTCAGCGCGAACAAGGACGATGTTGGCAGTTTTTCCTTCGATTCTCGCTATGAGGCAGTCATGGGTTTTACCGGAGAGGTCAACGTAGGTAGCAGCTTGGCCGACTTCCATGGCGTTTCCTCCAATGGGAAAGGCCGTCGCTATCGTAATCGTTTTGAACAGGTGCGCCCTCCGGCGAGTCAGGAACCGAAGGGCGCGAATGGAAAACGGATTTCAGAGTAGCATGGAAGGTCCGACAAAACAACGGCGCATTAACGGCGCTTTAATTCGCCGTTGTCTAAAAGCCGCGCCGGTTGGGCCTGGGATGCCGCATAAAGCGCTTCGGCAGCCGCCGCTTCGGGCTCATGTGCCTCTGGTTCTTCGCCGTTTCCTGCAGCACCTTCATCATGGCCTCATTCGGATCCTCGATGGGTTTGATGAGCTTCCGCAGCCGGGACTCGAAGGGCTCCGCTTTCGGAGAATAACGGCTCTTGAGCCCGTACCGGCACGAATCGTAAGGATCATCGCCGTCAATTTTCATCACATCTTCCACGTTCTTGTCGTCCCGGATCATCATGGGGATACACTCGATGATTCCTTTACAGTGATCCGCGATCACCCATCGACCATCGCGCAGCATCTGATACATCAGCATGGCCCCGCCGATCCGGTCATTGTTGGCCGGCCTGGCGCTGGTGAATTTGGCTTCCCGGAAAACCGAGTTCATCTGATCCGCGATGGTGTCCGGCCCCTGCCGGTGAGCGAAGGCGTCAGGAGCCAGATATATGGTCGTGATCTTCTCATCCTTCATGTTGCTCATCTTCACGATTTTGAAGGCCAGATCCTCCGGCGTCATCTTGTCGTGAACAAACTCCCGATAGGTGAAAGTGGTCCCGGAATCGCTCTGACAATGCCAATAGACCGCAGACGGATGAATGTAGCCCCAATCCACGGAAACCCACCTCGGCCACCACGGTTGAATCTTCATATCCTCAACCCGGCAAGTCATCGTCGCCCGGTCAAAAATATCGAAGTACACCCCCGCCAGAACGTCCCACCTTCCCTCCAAAAGAGCTGCCCGAAGATGGTTGGGCAAGGCTTCGAGCTTCGCCCTGTAGTCGCCATCGTCGGCGTAAACAGGGTTATCTGAGAGCAAGGCCGGGATGAAATGATAGTCGTCAGGATTGTAGGCCCTCTCCTGGCCCTCATCCATCCCCGGTGCCGGCACCTTGTCCAGCCACAGCGCTTTCACCCACGAAAAACCCGGTCCCACCGGATTCGTCGCTCCCGCCATCAGACCGCCCATGTGAGGGCTCCGGTTCCACCCCGAAAGCGTGTTCCACTGATTCAAGGTGAACTGCGTCAGCTCGTCCCATCCCACGAAAGCCCACTCACCCCCCTGATACTGCCAAACGTCATCCTCCGTCTTGCAGTACCCGAATTTCGTCACCGATCCGTTGTGCCAGTTCACTATCTGCTTCTGCGTGTTGTAGCTCTTGTATGCCTCTTTCGGCACCAGGCGTCGGAAATTCAGAATGATCGAGGCTTCCAGCTCGGGGTACGTCCGTCGCAGGACAAGCGTATTGATCCCGGCATGGACATTCGCCGCCAGATCCACCGCCTCCATCAGCAACGCCCACGACTTCCCCGGTCCCGCAGCTCCCCCAAAAAGCCGATACTTCGCCTTCGACTTGTGAAAAATCGACTGCTTCGGAAACGGAGAATACGGCTGAAGCAACTCGATCCCCTTGCGCTTTTCCTCAACCAGCTTCCGTAGCCGCTTCTCGCCTACCTCGATCTTAGGGCCTTCTGCCATGCGTCCCTTCTACCCCCGCGCCCTCGCGCTGCATCGTCCGAAACTCCAACACCCCCAAAGCACTCTTGAGGTTCTGAATCGCGCTCGCATTTTCCGAACACGCAAACTCACTGTCCTGATACCACTCGATCCTCTGCAGAGCCGCTTTAATCACTGTCTCCACAAACGCTCCATTTGGCTTCTTTCGGTCCTCTCCCCGGCCAAGAGGCCCCTTCTGCCATGAAATGTCAATCCCCGTCGCCTCGAAGGTTCCCCCGTGTGGCTTCCCCTCTTTCATCTGATTTTTTGCTGTGAATTCCTGAAGCATCTTTTTCCCCTTTCACTACATTTTCGGACACTTTTCGACACAATCGGACACTTTTCTTGAAAAATAACGCTATCGACGGTAAAAAACACTCACATTCTTTTTCCCAGAGGTGTACCCCCGTTCACCTCTAAGCATAGCCTCCCGTGTAGCGTTTTCATATCGCTTTTTGAAACAGACGTAGGGGTATATATCAGACCCCACCGGGGGGTCGCCCCGGTCGGATCTTCGTCCTTCCTTACTTGGGGCTCGGATCCGCTCTCGACCTGGGGGATGACCAGCTGCCGGAGCCCGCGACCTGGACCGACGGATCGGGCCGGCCAGCTCCAAGGACTCCCCGATTCGCCGGCCAACGCTCCAAGGACAGGCCCCCACCTCCAAGGACTCGACGCTTCTACTCAGGGCCCAGGTCAATGACTGGCTCACCAGCTGCGACGGGATCCGGGCGCCTGTCTATCCCTGTCTTGAGGTAGACAACCAGCTTCGGGGCCAGCTCCGAGGACAGGCCCATGTATTCAGCCAGGAGCTTGAGCGCATCCATCTTCGAGTAGAGCTTAACCTTGCGCTTCACTCTCTCGTAGGTCCGGCTGCCGTCCTTGTTCGTGGAAGTCAGGGTTTGTTCTTCTACCGATTCGATGGCAGCGGCCAGCTCCGGGGGTATGTCCTCGGACGCCAAGACTTCCAGCTGCCCGTCATCAGTCCACCGGCAATAGGTCCGGATGTTCGAGAAGGCGATGGCCGCCAGCTCTTGAAGCAGCCTGTCCTCGGTGACTTCGAGAGAGGCCAGGGCCTCGGACCGCTTCGCCTGTAGAGCTGACTGGACAGCCTCAAGAGCAAGCAGCCGCGAGCCTGTCTGTCTTGCGCTGTGTTTGGAATATCCCGCCCGGATGGCCGCCTGAGTTGCGTTGCGGTCCTTTCGGTACTCGACCAGGAAAGCCGCTTGCTTCGGTTTGAGGGCCTGGACATTTGAGGCCATAGCCGGATTCTAGCACTTCGGGAAGGATCCAGCCCGAAAAGGCCCGCGAGGATGGCCCAGGTCGAGAGAATGAAGGGAAAGGCAGCCGGTAGGACCAGGGCAACCAGGAGGGGAGAGAGGGCGCCAGGTTGACGCCCTCCGGGGTGGATTCTCTACCCTTCGCCGGGGCCTGGATCCAGGTCGGCAGCTGCGGCAGCTTGCAGCGTCAGGGCTTCGTCTTGGAGATCGCCGTCAGGATCCGCAGCCGGGGCCGGTGGATCCGGTGGGGAGTAATGAGCCAGGGACCGGATAAAGGTCGTTTCCTGGTAGACCTCACGCCATCGGCGCCATGCTTCGCGGGGCTGCCATCCCTTCGCATCAGCGAAGCGGGCCAGGTCGCAATCTTCTTCGAGGTAGACCAGGGCCGTTACTCCACCGGGCCGGGGGCCGGTTGTGTAGCTGAAGGCGCTGATAAGGTGCGCGATTCGCAGCTCGACCAGCTCCGCGTGGGTGACTTCCAGCCAGCCGTGGCCGGGGTCGTAAATGAGGCGGTATTTTGGCTCGTTCCTGGTGCGCTTCTGAGGCCAGCGCTGCCGGATCCGTGGGCCTGGGTAGCTGTGTGCCATCAGTGGCCCCCCTTCGCAGCTGTGACCAGCTCGCCGGGTTGCTTCGGCGCCCCTTCTGTGAAGTCCTCGCGGCCTGGGTCGTCAGGGTGACTGATCGAATAGCCCGCGTGGCGCATTGTCTGGGCTACCTGGTCGAGGGTTTCGCTGTCCCACTCGACGCCATCCATGAAGCCGTGGATCCGGTCCAGGGCTGCCCGGTTATCGTTGGC